GGGGGGGGGTAGCGGATTTATCTTACCCGTCCAGTAAAACTCGAAGAGGTCGAGTCCAGGAAGGTGGTTGGATTTGTCCAACTATCACTGCAACAGAAACCGGCATTTGTCGGATAGAAAGAGGTGATTCATATGAGCATTGCGTTGAGAAACCGCCGTGAAGCATATGACCAGATCGAGCCGAGGTGTCCTAATCGTAAGGCTATGATTCTGGATGTTCTGACCAGCGGTGATCCTGGCGGTATGACTGCTGACGAGATTGGCGAGAAGCTGGTCTCTGAGGGCAAAATCCCCACCAACAGTCCGAACTTCACACGGCCTCGTCTGACAGAGATGAAAGCCGAAGGCAAGGTTGTGATCGTTGGTAGGCGTCCTGGCAAGTCTGGGTGCAATACGGCGGTCTGGAAGGTGAAGCGCTGATGTATGGTGAATACACCTGTCTGGACTGCGGCAAAACCTTTGACGATCCGAAGCGATGGGAAGAACGCCATGGGTTAGATTCTCCGCCCTATGAGGATTTCAGCGGTTGTCCTTACTGTGGCGGAGCTTATACCCGTACTATCCTTTGCGATGCCTGCGGAGAACCGATAGTCGGCGATTATGTCAAAATCCAAACAACTGGCGACTGCTATTGTGATGAATGCTTCATGATGAAGTCGCTGGGCGAAGATGATCCATGAGAAGAGGTCGTGAAATGAAAACTTCAGTCAAACGGCGTGCGAAAAACTGCATACGGGGAGCGGTTTTATTGGCCTGTTTCATTGCCGTCTGGTATGTGGCCTCGTGCTTCACCCAACCGCTGTTTATCCCCGCCCCTGCTACCGTCTGGGAAGCAATCGTCGGGTTGGCAGAGACAGGCCAGTTGCAAAAAGGGCTTGCCTTCTCTTTCCTGCGGATTACTGGTGCGTCTGCTCTTTCTATGCTGGTAGCAATTCCCCTCTCCCTTCTGATTTATGGCGTGAAGCCTATCAAGGAAACTATCATGCCGGTTGTTTCCTTCCTGCGGTATGTTCCCGTAACCGCATTTTCTCCGCTCCTGATCCTATGGTTTGGGATTGGGGAGCAGATGAAAATTTCGTTCCTATTTATTGCAACGTTTGTCTACTTGCTGCCGTCGATCCTGCTTTGCTTTAACGACGTACCGCAAGATCTGATGGATACGGGCAAGACAATTGGAATGACCAGTTGGGAGACAATCAAAGAAATCCTGCTCCCCGCATCGCTCCCTTCAATATTCAGTACGTTCCTTATGATGTATGGCATTGGCTGGACATACTGCGCCGTGGTAGAGGCAACCAACGCTAAGTACGGCTTGGGCTTCATCATCAATGTAAGCTCCGCCAGAGGCCGTACCGCCGTGGTGTTCGGGGCAATCATCGTAATCATGTTGTTCAGCTTCGTTTTTGACAAGCTGGGGAACTTGCTGATCCGAAAGATATTCCAGTGGAGGTACTGCGATGATCAAGTTGAATGATCTGGCTATTGGGTACAACGGCGAAGCAATTCTGGAGCACATCGACCAGGAATTTGACGACGGTTTGATTTACGGTATTTTGGCGAAGTCTGGTGCCGGTAAGACAACCCTCCTCAAAACCATCTCTGGCCTTCTTCACCCTGTTCATGGTGAGGTTGTCATTGATGGCACTACCTATCGGAACGCCGACAAGAACCCTGTGTACATGATGCACCAGCGCTATTCCAACTTCGGATGGCTTTCCTGCACGGAGAATGTGCTGATTGCCCAACGGGACAAAAAACTCCGTAGCCGCGATGACGCTATCAAGGTACTTGCAGCGGTTGGGTTAGAGCAGTATGCAGATAAATGGCCGTCTCAGCTATCAGGTGGTATGCAACAGCGCCTTGCGTTGGCGAGAACACTGTATGTCAAGCCGAAATACCTACTTATGGATGAACCATTATCCGCTTTGGACGACAAAACCCGTAGCAAAATGCAGCGTTTGATTTTGGATGTCCATGCTGAGACAGGCAACACAATCATTATGGTAACGCACAGCCAGGACGAGGCGTTCAAAATGTGCGATAAAATAATCAAATTTGAAACGAGAGGAGCTGTAACAAACCATGGCAGGTTTATTTGAACGCATGGGACTGGTTCGTACCGAATACGAAGGTATGCCTGAAATCCCTATGCAATCCGTATCCGAGCCTATGTACGCGCCTGAGACGCCGGTAATTGACGCTACTCAGGTGTCCTATGATGATGTGATCGCATCCGTCTATCAGCAGGGCGATATCGACGACGAGAACTCGATCTTCAAGATCAAAGCGTATATCGACATTCTGCCCCAGGATATGACTAAGGCCAAGAAACAGGCGTCCATCGCCGGCATTCTCAGCGTCAACGGGATCAATGTGGATGACCTCATTGAGGACGGTCTGAAGCGTGGTCGCGCCTTGGACGCTGCCGAGGATAGTATCAGGGCGGAAAACGATGCGCTGATCGCTGAGACCGAGGCGGATATCGAACATCTGAAGTCCCTGATCGAGCAGGCGGAAGCCAGAATTGAGGACTCCAAGCAAAAAACCTCTGATTCCAGCGCCGCCATCCAGAAGGAAAAAGAAGCTATCAGTCAACTTTTGGAGTTTGCGAACGGCGTTGCCGGTAAGGAAGGAGCACAGTAATGGGCATTGTGATTGGAGCGGTAGCGGTTGTATTTGTGCTCGCCCTGATCATCTTCCCCGGTGTCCGGGGTAAGCTGAAAGTCCTCGTTGGAGGGTTTCTCAACATCTTCGTGGAGGATATCGCCAAGACACCCGAGGGTGCAAAGGCTGTTTTCCAGCAAGCCATTGAGGAAGTGCAGGAGCGTTACAACAAGGCTGGTGACACCCTGAATCGGTTTGTGGGCGAGCAATCCTCCGTCCAGAAGAACCTCAACAAGCTATATGGAGAACTGAAGGACGTTGAATCAAAGTGTGAGTCTCTGGTCAGATCTGGCAATATGGCCGATGCTGCCATTTTTTCAACCAGGCGTGAGGAAATCCTGTTTGAAATCTCCCAGAAAGAGGGATACCTGCGAGAGATTGAACCTATGGTAAAAGAGGCTCAGACCGTTTATGAAGCGTACGACAAAAAGCTCCGCGAGCTGAAAAAGCAGAGCCGTATGACTGTCGAGGAAATGAAACTCCGTGGCAACATGAAGGATCTCTTGGGCGATCTGGACGAACTGCGCCGGGACTCTGCCACTGATAAGCTCTTGGGCAGTGTCCGGGACGGAGCGGAGGATCTTCGCAAAGAGGTTGATGGTGCGATTGTCGTTCACGCAAGCCGTACCACCACCAAAATGTCAATGGCTGAGAAAAATGCGGCGAAAGCTCAGTCGGATGCTTACCTGCAGTCTCTCGCCACAAAGTATAACGGGAAGCCGGCTATTCAGGCTCCACGGTCTGGCGTCACCTTCGACGCTCCTAAATCCAAAGTGAAAGAGGAAAGGAAGTAACTTACCATGAAGAGAATGAAACTCACTACCGCTGGCCGTGTGGTGATCTTCGTCATCGTGCTGGCGCTCCTCGCTGGTATCGGCGGCTTCGGCTACAACTACTACAAGAACAACATCGCAGACGACAAACCCATCAGTTCGGGTACCCAGTCTGGTAGCACGTCCCAGAAGTCCACGACAAAGCCCTCCGCCGGCAAGACGGACACCTCTGATCCCGTGATTAACCTGTCTCTGGATGAGTGGGTGGGCTGGAAGCCTATTATCGACGCTAACCAGGGCTTGACCACGCAACCCGGTTCAATTTTCGACCAGTTGGGCATTAAGGTTAACATCAATATCATCAATGACGCAACTGCCAGCAGCAACGCTTTGATTACCGGAGAGCTGAATGCTGCGGGTTATACCACCAACCGTGCCGCGTTCCTATCTGGTAAGTTCCAGGAGGCCGGATTGGATGTGGTAATGCCGGTATTCACCAACTACTCCGCTGGTGGCGACGGCATTATTGCTAAGTCCGGTATCAACACCGTAAATGATCTGCTGGGCAAGAAGATCGGCGTTCCCAGATTCAGCGAAGCCCAGACACTTGTGGCATGGTTTGTTAATAAGAGTGACCTGTCCGATGCTGACAAGCAGTCTATCATTGATAATATGATCCTCTTTGACGATGCGTCTGAGACGGGCGAGGCGTTCTTCGCCGGCCAGCTGGACGTGGCAGCGACTTGGCAGCCTTACCTGTCCTATGCAACTGAAAACGGCGATGCGCACATCATGTTCTCTACCACAGCCTCTAAGAGCCTGATTATGGACGGTATCGTATTCCGTTCCGACTTTGCCCAGGCACACCCCGACGTTGTGACCGCCTTTATTGATGGTATCTTCCAGGCCAACGCAATGTATACCACTGAGTTTGACTACATCCGTTCTGTTATGCCTATGTTCGCCGGCGTTTCCGACGAGGAGATTAAGGCTCAGTGCGGCGATGCCGAAATGATGGGCTACGCCGAGAATAAGGAAGTGCTGGACTCCACTGCTCCCTCTGTCTACTTCGATATGTGTGATATCTGGGAGTCTTTGGGTGAGACGGTAAATCGCAAGGTGGCTATGACACTCTTTGATAACCAGTATCTGCTCCCTCTGGCAAGCAAGTATTCTTCTACCTCTACCTCTACCAGCAAGCCCGTTGAGCTGACCGAGGAGCAGAAGCAGGAAATCGTCAATTATGAGGCACTGCTGACCAAATCCATGACCGTTGAGTTTGTGGCTGATACCGCTCAGTTCAAGAACCCCGAAGAGGCATACGCCATCATGGATGAGTTCGTCTCTATCGCCAATACTCTGGATGGCGCGATTATCCAGGTGGAGGGCAATATCAATGCCCGCAACTACTCCGACTCTGGACAGGCGCTGTCTGCTGAACGTGCAAAGGCTGTCGCCAAGTATTTCATCGCTTGCGGTATTGATCCGAACCGTCTGATTACGGTCGGCAATGGTAACACGAAGATGGTTGCAGATCCCGGTTCTGCCGATGCCTACCTGAACCGTAGAACCGACGTGTTCTTCAAAATCATCGAAGAGTAATCCTGCGCCTTACGAGGAGGGGCGTTGTCCCCTCCTCGGGGCACCAACATAATAAAGGAGTGGTCAATATGGATGTAGTGAATGTAGAAATCGCAAATTTGGACGATCTGAAAAAACGGTTCGTTGAAATTTGCGCTACTATCAATCGTCCGGGTATGGAAGACCTGATGGCGTGGTTGGAACGTTCTGACTTCTATACTGCGCCGGCAAGCACGCGCTTCCACGGCAACTATACTGGCGGGCTGCTGGAGCATAGCCTCAATGTGTATGACAAGCTCTCTGGGTTTGTGGCTCGCTATCCTGAACTGGAGATCTCACCGGAGACGGTGGCGGTCACTGCGTTGTTCCACGATCTGACGAAGGTGAACTACTACACCGTCAGCTCTCGGAACGTCAAGGATGATGTTACGGGCGCATGGCATAAGGAGCCGTTCTACAAAACGGAAGATCGTCTCCCGCTTGGTCATGGCGAGAAATCTGTCATCATCCTGCAGAGCTTCATCAAGCTCACACGTGACGAAATTGTTGCAATCCGCTGGCATATGGGCAGCTTTGATTGTGCAGTCAAAGGCGGGGATTACGGTATGGGCAATGCTTTTGAAACTTACCCGCTGGCAGTCATGACGCATTTGGCTGATATGGAGGCTACCTATCTTGTCGAGGGTTTAGCAGCAAAGTAAATCAACGGAGGCTAACATGGAAAAAAGCGTTTTTCAAATTCTGAACGAGTACGATATCACGGAACACCTCAAGAAGAAGGATAAGATCGTCTACCTGCCTTGGTCTAAGGCATGGATGATCGTGAAATCCCTCTTCCCCAGTGCCAAGTTTACCATCAACAAGGCCGCTGACGGCTGCATTTACCATACGGACGGAAAGACCGCCTGGGTAGAGGTATCTATCACCATCAACGACCAGACTGAAACGGAGTCTCTGGCTGTTATGGATTTCCGTAACAAGTCTATTCCCATCGACACGATCACCTCTGCCGATGCAGAGAAGTCTATCAAGCGCTGCTTGGTCAAGTGTGCTGCTCTGCACGGCCTGGGTCTGTCTCTTTGGACGGGTGAGGAGCTGTCCAGCGCCGCCCGCAAGAAGAAGGAAGAAGATCTGGACGATGTGAAACAGGAGATCCTGAGCGTTGTTGCCGGGAAGCTGGAAGCCGGTGTGTCCAAAGACACTATCTACAAGGCTATCGAAAGTGTTGCCGGTGTGAAGAACCCCAACGCTATCAAGGATATCGCAACGGCTCAGAAAGTCGTTGAGCAGATCAAGAAACTGGAGGTAAAGCACAATGCTTAATAAGGTAATCATCATGGGTCGTCTTACCCGCGATCCTGAGATCAAGAAGGTAAACAGTGACATCTCCGTGTGCAGCTTTTCTATCGCCTGCGACCGCGACATCGTGAACAAGCAGAACAATGAGCGCGAGACGGACTTCTTCGATGTGACTGCGTGGCGCTCTACGGCGGATTTCGTTGGCAAGTATTTTGGCAAGGGGCGCATGATCGTTGTTGTCGGTCGGCTGCAGAAGCGCAACTACACCGATAAGGACGGCAACAAGCGTTCTGCCGTAGACATCATTGCCGAGAACGTCTATTTCGGCGATTCCAAGAAGGACAGCGAGACTTCTGACAACGCCTCTGCCCCCACCACCGGATATGCTACCGCTCCTTCTCAGAACAGCGACTTCGCAAATGTCGGTGAGGAAGATGGAGAGCTGCCCTTCTGATGGATAATTCTTTTCTCCTGGACGCTATGGACTGGTCATACTCCCGCGTTAGCAGTTTTGATCAGTGCCCGCGTATGTTTGACCTTACTTACCTCCAGTGCATGGATCGCGTGGACAACGCTTTTGCTCAATGGGGTTCACTGGCGCACTCGCTTTTAGAGCGATATTTTCGTCAGCAGGTCGAGCTGTGGGATTTATCCGGCCTCTATGAGAAGGAATACGCAAGAGCAGTTACAGAACGGTTTCCATTTCCCCGACTGGAAGGTAGCTACTATGAGCGCGGTATGGAATACTTCGATAATTTCGGTGGACAACTGGGAGACGAAGAAAAAGTGCTTGCGGTCGAAGATCGGTATACCTCTACACTGGGCGGCAGACCAGTGGTAGGTATTATAGATCTGGTGCTTCGTAATAGGTCTGGGCTGATTGTTTGCGATCACAAAAGCCGGGGCAAATGGAAATCCAGAGAGGAACGCCGCAAATATCTCCGCCAACTGAACTTGTATGCAGTACGGGTCAAAGAGGTCTACGGTGAGTGGCCGCATGAACTTTGGTTCAATAAGTTCCGTGAAGGTATCTTGGACAGAGATCCATTCAACATCGTAACTGCTCAGGAGGACATAGACTGGTTCCTGCGTTCCATTGACGACATCTATAAGGCAAAGAGCTTTCCTGCCAAACCTGACCGTTTCTTTTGTGACTACCTGTGTTCTGTGCGCGAGCATTGCGAGCATTCCAGCCAATATGTTACGGAGGAATATGAGTGATGGGAAAGATCAAGGTAATTTTCCTCGACGTTGACGGTGTGCTCAACAGTGATCGTACAGCCCGCAGAACCCAAAGCGGCTATACGTTTGTTGACAACAGGCAAATGAAGAACCTGAAGCACATCATTAACATGACAGGAGCTAAGGTCGTTCTTTCCAGTGATTGGAGATACGACCGAGATGACCCGAGATACAACGGAGACTATCTGGAGCTGGAAGCAGAGCTGTTGAAATACGGGATTCGTCTTTATGGCTTTACGCCGGAGCTGCCATCCTGTCACAGAGGTATGGAAATTGACTGCTGGTTAAAAGAACATAGCGAGGTCGGAGACTTCGTAATTCTGGACGACCGGACAGATATCGAGCCGAACAAAGATCACTGGGTTCAGACGGTAATGCGTCGGGGACTCGGTGTTGAGGAGGCCGAGAGTGCTATCCGCATCTTGAACGGCAAATGAAAGACGGATTTTATTCGGATAAGACCCG